TTGAATATGTATATGTTATGCCAGTTGTGAATGATATTATATCAGTAGTCTTAAGTATATGAGTTGTTGATGATGCAACTTCTGCTAATGTATCAGCAGTTAATGTACTATTTGGAGCTGTTGTAGAATTAGCAGAAACAGATACATTTGTTTGTGTCCACGCAGCATTTGTAAAGTCCTCAGTATATGATAATGTATTTCTATTATCAGTAACCATTGGATATACTGCTTTCATCTTACCCCATAAGCCAGAACTCTTTAAGTCCTTTACTAAAGTAGTAATAGCAGATTTTTGTGTTGTACCACTTAATCCAGTAGCAGTAATAAAAGCAGATGCATCCGAGTCCACCCCAGATGCAAATACTCTATTAATTGTATTTTTTATTATGTTCAGCATTAGTATAAAGCGATTATATCAGAAGCAGTTGTGTTAGTAGACATTACTTTAATAACTTGGATAGGCATAAAAGTACCATTAGCCACATTCTTAAATGTGAATACTCCGCCATTACCCATAGTTACTGCAACATCACCACCAGTTCCAATATAAAGACCACCAGTCAAATCAAGAACAGTACTGTCAGATTTCGTTACAGAAATTGCCCCAGCTGCTTGATCATTCGTTTCTCTCTTAAAATTTGCCATTGTATTTTATTTTAAATAGGATTAATTAGGAATTTGACACTCGTTATATACAAAATCTACACCCAAAGTGAAGCTAAATCTCGCCCCACCTAAATAGTCCGGAGTTTGCTCCTCAACCACATCAAAAGAAACATCGCCTAAACGAATGTCTTGATTGTATTTTAAAGCTGAAAGAATATCCCCACCTATTTGAATGCAGTCGCTTTTAACATCTTCTACATTGGTTTGGTCTTGCAAGGTTTTATCCAAAGTAAATAACTCAACATTAAAAGTCATTACATTGCCACTTATAGAGCCATTAGCAATGTTAAAAAACATAGCCGGATAGTTATTATCCCCTTGCTCTAAAAAGTCAAACGTGTCTCCGAAAAAAACTGTTTTAACTTGCTTATGACTTTCCCCTAACGAGCTTATTGTTTGTATTACTTGGTTTAGTGTCATTTTTTTCAATTTTAGCCAAGAAGAGTTTTAACTTCTCAACATTTTTGTTGTTATAATTTTTTGCCATTAGCAATCGTTGCAGTTTCTATAAATGTTTCCTTGGTACTTTTCTTCAAATGTTCTTTTATGTTTATAATCGTAACAATCATCTAAAAATATAGAGCTTGTATAAGCATCATTGTCCGGTAGTATCGTTTCAATCGTGCTTCCTGGATTAATATACAAAGGTAAGTTACCTATTGAAGCTTGGTATTTTAAATAATTGATTAATCTCTCTTTGTAGAACTCTGCTCTTGTTTTGTATCTTGCTGAAATATCTAACAAATCTTGCATTGATGGTTGATTTGTATTCTCTCCAGTTTTTTGTACAACACCTTTAGTATAGAATTGATAGTTTAATTCAACACTCAATTCGCTTAACACATAATAAACCAAAGTGTCTGCTATATAGTCATTGATTAAGGTAACCTCTGCAGCAGTTAAGTTATTAGCTTGAATACCAGTAAGAATGCGATTGTATAGAGCAGTACCAAGAGCCGGATGTATATACATATCTTGGCTCGTTTTGATTTCTGGATATAATAGTTTCTCATCTACGTTCCCAGCTAAACCACTACGCTCTTTAATTGAATTAGGACTAATTATAAGTATGTTCTTGCTCATTTTTATTTGTTTTTACGCATTACGATATTGCTTTTCCATTCGTGTCGGCAGCTTGGAGAATGTTCTCCACTTGGCATAGTCCACCAACCACCTTTTCTGTCCCATACTGAATAACCTAATCTTGCACTAATTTGCTCAATATCACTTCTTGAATAGAATTTATCTAAAGACATTAATCGTTTGCAAAACTCTCTGCTTGGATGTGCAGCAGTATTTCTCTCTCCAGCCGGTACTATATCTTTCCACTCATAAGAGTATCTAATCATAAAAGATTTTGTTTCTGGCTCTATTTTAGTTAATTCGCTTAAAGGAGCAGTTAATTCATGTATAATTACACCTTTCTCCGTTCCTTGAGCCAAACTTCCACTTTTAATTAAGTCCTCAATGTTTCTATTTACTACTTCAATATCAATTTTTAAAGTATCTGCAATTACTTCCGGAGTTATTCTTTTATCCTTGCTTATTAAGTCAAGTATATCAGCTTTAGTTTGGTTTATAGTTGCAAATAATTCGTAATCGGTATATTCATCAAATCTCGCTTTCTTTTTGAATACTTGGAAGTTAGATGCAGCTTCGCCAAACTCCTCAAATATAAACTCATCACTCATTTGTTGTGGTTGATATTGGCTCATATCAATACCTAACTTCTCTAATATCCACTCTTTAGGTGCTACTGCAGCTATTGTTTGTTCTCCAAATTCAATACCTATTGGCTCAACAGAAATTAAAGTCATTGGCTCTTTTACACCTCTGTAACTGCCTATCATATTAATAACTGCTTCTATTTGTCTTTGCTTGTAATTGATATAAGTATTTTTGAATATCTCATATCCATCACGCATCTCTTGTCTGCTTCCTAATTTACCAGGCTCAGCAATACCAAATAAAGCCGGAGTAGTAATTTGATGTGCTACATAAATGTTTGTTCTAATCAACTCATCTACATGACCAAAATCTTCTTTTGTTAAATCACTCGCACCCAAGTCATCTATAATAGGTTTTCTACCACTATCGTTAACGAATGACAAAAGGAATTTCTTGCCATCACTACCAGTAAACTTATTCTCAAACTTACGTTCAATAATTCTTTTCTCTTCTGGATTAGGCTCTCCGTTAGGTAAAGTAATTAATTTGCTCGGAGTGAAGCCAGTTTGTGCATTCCCTAAAACGTGCTTACTTACCTCAATATCACTCTCAATATAATTCAAACCACCGAAATAAGATGGCAAAGGATATATGCTAATACCAGCTCTGTATTCTTTTACAAATAAGATTTGGCTTCCTTTAGGGAAGTTAGGATTGAATGCCGGATATACTTTAACTTCCTCGTGTCTGTCTTTCCAATTGTCTTTAATCCAAAATTCAGTATTGTCTTTGTTAGTTCTAACTTTAGAATAATCTACATGATAAATATCCGAGATCATGCCATTCATTGACCAAATAACTTGAAGATAAAAGCCACCGAAAAGCTCGTTATCAGTTACTATCTTTTTAGTTACTTCCTCAAGTGTTTCTACTTGATTTGCATTTCTAATAAAAAGCTCTCCGTAAACATCTCCAGCCTTCCAGCCATTGCCACAGATATAGTTAATCTTACCTTTTATTAATGCTTGATGCTTTGCAGATTTCTTATAAAGCTCTAATAGATATTCTGGATAGTCGTTTAAATGACCATACTCATAATAACCTATTCCTTTTTTCTCTTTATAGTCCGGTTGTCTTGCCTCTGCAAATGTTAATATACTGAAATTATCCATAAACTACATATGTATTTAATGTTTCGTTAGTTGTAAATACTGTATCATTGTCAATTACTCTTACTAAACCAACTTCCAACTCTTCTCCGGTTGTAGCTACTGCAGAATTTGAGCCAAATACTAAATAATTCCATTGCCCTATTGTTAAAGCATTGAAAAAAGCATAAGGAAATTCATTGTATCTATTAGGATAAGGACTTAAATCGGTGCTTCTCAATTTCACTACAGTTATTACTTGCTTCGTAACCACATTAGTAAACTGAAAATACCAATAAGCCCATGCACTCGTTTCTTTTTCATTTAGAGTGAAGATAAAATTAGTAGGATTGTCAACGTTTAGTACCATTCTATTAGTAAATAGGTAAACCCCTAAAAATACAAAAAGAGGTGGTAAAAACCACCCCTCTTTTATATACAACTACGAACAACCTTTAGTTTGTGATAGCAGTTATTGCTCCAGCAGATACCGACCACATTGGATCAGCTTCCATTGCTTGGAATGTTAAAGTGTAGCCATTTCTGTCTCCAGATGCAGTACCAGTTGCAGAATTACCAGAAGTAATATCTAAACCATTTTTTGCACCAATTAACCAAAATGCACCATTCATATCTTCAACGATTGCCATCAATCTATTTTTAGCAAGTAACAAGATTTCGTTTCTTGTAGCTGCAGCTAATTTGTTAATAATAACAGTAACTTCTTGTTGATAAAAGATAGTTCCGTTTTGTACGTTAGCAGTTATTGTTTCTGTAAAAGATGAAGTTTCACGAACTTGATTATACTTCCAGAATTTTTTAGAAGCAACCATTGTTAATGTAGCAACTCCAGCAGCATAAGCTATTGAAGCAACATTGTCAAATTCTACAAATCTTACCGACTTAACGCCACCTAATGACTCTTTACAGTCCAGTATAAACCCTTGAGTTAAAGCACATGGCATAATTTAATAATTTAAGATTTTAGAAGAAAAGTGGGAGTATTTAAACCCCCACTATAATATTATACTAATACGAAAGCAACCATTTGAGTACCGAACGCATAGTTCACACCCATTTTAAATTCGCTTACGAAACGAACTTCATCAGCTTCTTTTGCGTAGAAGATTTCAAATTTCTCTTCTTCGTTCAATAAGTCAGTACCTAAAAATAAGTTCTCTAAATTAGTAGAGTAGATTTTAGAAGTACCATTTAAACCTGGAGTAGCGATTACTTCAATCGGAGTACCTGGTAAGAAGAATGAGCTATCAGCTTTTACATCTACTGCATAGTTAAACATATTAGCATTTTTCAATGCAACTGTATAAGTACGGAATACATCTTGACCACAGAAGATTTTAGTGCTATCTTTAGCAACGATTTCAGCCGGTAAAGCTCTATAAACTGCATCAAAGATAGATACAACGTTAGAAGTAGTAATACCTACTGCAGTAGTGATAGCAGCTGGTAAATAAGTAGTAGTGTTAGCTAAAACAACAGTACCATCAGCAGCAGCTAATTTAGCAATACCATCAAATTTGTTTAAGTTAGCAGTACCAGAAGCAGTATCACCTTGCCAGATAGCAGTTTCTAATTGAGCAGCAATTTTAGCAGCTTTTAAGTTAGAATAATCTTCAGCATAAACCATTTCAGTATACATTGATCCAGCCGGTAATGCTTTTTGAAGATATTTAGTTTCTAATGATTTGATACAAAGAGCTTCGTTAACTTTGATTTTACCAATAGTTACAGTTCTTTGAGTGAAAGTAGTAGTACCAGAAGCAGAGAAGCCACAAGTTCCACCAGCTTGGAATACTGCATCAGTATCCATGATGTTGATTTTTTCAGCAGATTTTACACCTACCATTACGTTACCTTGATTTTTAATCAAAGTAGCAGTTTTTGCTCCTAATACAGCAGCAGACACTAACAAATCTTGATTTTCTGTAGTGTAGTTTGATAAAGCACTTACGTTAAACGCCATTTTTCTTAATTTTAAATTGTTATTTGATTATTTTACTTTTTTAGCCATTTCTAAAAATCGGCTGATTTTTTCGTTTTTCTTTTCAATTTTTTGAAAGCTACTTGGAGCATCAATAGGATCAGCAGTTGCAGTATTAGCTAAACCCTCAATTGCAGAAGCTAAATCTTTAATAGCTGCTTCAAATTTAGAGTACATTGCTAAAGCACTTTCCTCTTGGCTTACCAATTTTGCAGATTGCTCTTCAAATTGACCTTTAGTAGCTGCTAATTCTTCTTCAAGTTTAGCAATCTTGTCTTTTAATTCTTGCTCGGCATCTACTTCCGGCATTTCTTCTTCCACCTCTGGAGTTTTAATTTCAACAATCACTCCGTTCTCATCTACAACGATTACGGATTTGTCTGCTAAAATATGCTCTCCCATTGGTGCTAAAGTTCCATCAGCTAAAGTAACAACACCACCTACTTCATATTTATCTACGTTGATTGTAGTACCATTTTCTAATGTGTACTCTACAAATTCAACTTGACTTTCTGCAGCAGCTGGAGCTTCGTTAAATAACTCCTTCACTTTGTTTACGAAATCAATTGGACTCATGTTTTATTTTATTTTAATTAGTGAACAATAATATTAGTGCAACTTAACTTGGTCAAGTAAGTTTTTAATTTGAGATTTTATTTGCTCTGCTTTCATTTCTTCCGGTCTTTTATACTTAAATAAACCCTCAACCGAGAAGCCTTTGAAATCTCCGTTCTTAATAGAAGCCCATACTTCTGGATTATCTACCTTAAAACTACCAAACCAACTACCCTCTGGTGCATCTTCAAAACCGACCATTGGTTGTATTCCTCTTTTCTTTGAAGTGATAAAGCTCTCAAATAAAGTAACCCCATCAACGATTTGCATTGGATCGTGCATTAAGTTTACGTTTGCTTGATATCCCTTTTGGAAGTACTTTTGTACTATCTTTTGAATAGTAGCTGCATTGAATACCACATAATACTCTCCGTTTGCATCAAATCTGTATATTGGAGTATCGCTTAACATTAAAGGACCAGAAACGATTTGCTCATCTTCATTAATTGAGAATTTCATTTTTTGAACACTTGTTAGTTTGTTTTCAGCCCAAGTTAAAGCAGCTTCGCCACCCCAAGCATCGTACATTAATTTACCACAACCATCTTCATAGCTTTTAGAACTTTCTAAATCTACTTTGTGTCTGCTTAAATATGAGTACATTCTTTGGATAGTATCTAAACTGATTGGCTCTCCACTTGCTAATTGATTAGCTCTTGTTTTACCTACCGGAGTTCCACAAGTACCCCAACCATTTTCCTCTGCCCAATCTAAAGCCTTTTGAGCAGTATTCTTTACACTCTCCGGATAGTCGCTAAATGAGTCAGCAAACTTTAAGAAATTCTTTTGAATTGCAGGTTTATCAACGAGTGCGATGAAGTCCACCTCACTATCATCGTTGAAGTCGGAGCTGATATCCAGGTAATAGAATGGAATGTTTGAGTCATATTTCATATTAATAAATAGTTTAAATGTTATTTAAAGCGACTTGAATTAAGTATTCTTGTTACTCTATTTTGTGAATTTGTTACATCGCTCTCTAAAACGTATGCTTTTATAGCTTGGTTTCCGAGTGCGTTTATTGTGCCTTGATTTAATTGAGTTACTGTTTGCTGCATAGGAGCTGGACTTACCGGAGCTGCTGCATAGCTTCCACCTGGCATATTTACTCCACCGGTATTGCCACCAGGAGTTGGTACTGCCATGATTTTTTGTACTGATTTATAACCAGCTGCTAAAGATATACCCGCATTAATAGGTGCTAATACTGGACCGACAATCGGAATACCTACAGTACTTTCATAAGCCTTTTGAGCTGATAAGATAGCCGAAATAACTGCACTTGAAATAGCTAAAGCCTTTTGCGTTCCACTTCCCTCTTCTGCCAATTCACTTGCTTTGCCTAAACTTTCAGCTATTGCACCAAGAGCAATCATTTGACTTTCTCTTTTAGCATGAGCTAATAATCTTTCCGAGTCAGCTATTTGAGTATTTAAAACAATGTTTTGTTTTTTTAGTTTGCTTATATCCTTATAACTATTTTGCTCTTGCTTAGAAGCTATTTGAGTTATTGAATTCATTTCAGTTAGCTCAATCTTGCTATCCTCAAATTGTTTTTTTCTTCTTTCTGCTTCTTCTTTAGCTTGTTTTGCTGCTTCTTGT